ACCTTCAACTTGACTGAACAAGGCCGGTTACTCCGGGAGAACCCCGAGCTGGCCAAACAGATGATGGCGCAAGCCAAATAACACGAGGAGGTAAATAGATATGCCGGATGTAACTAAAACCATCATTACCGATGTTATAGTTCCTGAAGTGTTTAACCCTTATGTTATTCAGCGCACTGCTGAACTCTCTGCTTTTTATCAGAGCGGAATCATAGCTAGAACGCCCGAACTGGACAGACTGGCAAGCTCCGGAGGTAAACTGATTAATATGCCGTTTTGGGAGGACCTGGACGGCGATGATGAAGTGATTAGCGATACCGATGCCTTGACCGTTGGCAAGATTGAGGCAGGACAGGACGTTGCAGCGCTCTTAACCCGTGGTAAAGCATGGAGCGTCAATGACCTGGCCAAAGCATTGTCCGGTGACGATCCAATGGCTGCTATAGGTAACTTAGTAGCTGATTATTGGGCAAGACGTTTTCAAGTTATCCTGATTAAGACCCTGGACGGAATTTTTGGCAACACTGCAACCGGTATGGACTACAACAAGCACGACATTTCCGGTACACCGACAGCTAAAGATGCTGATGTTATCAGTGCAAAAACCGCCGTTGACGCTATCTATAAACTGGGCGACAATGCGAATAAGCTGACTGGCTTTGCGATGCACTCCGCAACGGTGGCGAAGCTGGCGAAGGATGACCTCATCGAGTACATTAAGCCGTCCGAGGGCGAACCCGAGGTACCTTATTTCCTGGGCAAGCGTGTTGTGGTAGATGACGGACTGCCGGTTTCCAACGGAGTATACACAACCTATATCTTTGGTCAGGGCGCTTTTGGTTGGGGCGAAGGTGGAGCTCCCAAACCTACTGAAACAGGGAGAGATATACTGGCCGGTGACGACATCCTTGTAAGCCGGAGACACTTTATTCTCCATCCCCGTGGAGTTGCATTTAAGAATGCTTCTGTTGCAGGGGCTACCCCATCCAATACCGAGCTGGCCAATTATGCTAACTGGGAGCGTGTATATGAGCCGAAGAACGTGCGCATAGTCCAGTTCAAACACAAGCTTGTAACTGCTTACAGCGCACAATAAGGGGTGATGTAGATGAGGATCTTAGACTATCTTAAGCGCTTCACCTTCACCCCGAATGAGTTTTATGAGCACCTCAAGGGGTTTGAGGACGCAGCTGGGGGTGACGTTGACCTCGTTATCCTCCCGGCCATGACCGGAGAAGGTGGGGACGGACCGGCACTGCAGCCTACGGTTACAGAAGCGAACGATGACCTTGTGGTGCCTGTGACCCTGCAGGTGATGAACAAGGCCAAAGACAAGGTGTTGGAGTTTTTCAACGGCACCCGGGAAGTGAAGGTTGACATCACTACATCAGCCGGCACTATTGCGATTGATGACGGAGACGCTGGAGCCGCAGGCACTGATGCAACGTTTAACCTTGCTTTTGAAAACGGCGTTGGCAAATTTAATATTGCCCTTGGCGGTACCTGGGCCGAAAACGATACCATCAAAATAACAGTTGACGACAGCAACGTCGGAATCATGGGATACACCGTCGAGAAGAACGCCCACTTCTTGGTAAAGGTGAAAGCCAATCCGGCAGGATAAACAACCATGATAAACGAGAGGGCTTCGGCCCTCTCTTGGTTTTTGTGAGGTGATGATATGACTGTTGTTGATGTAACGGGATTCAACCGTCGCCGGAGAGAGTTGGCAACCCAGCAGGCTGCAAAAGAAGCCGCCAAGGCGAAAACTCAGCCTGAACTTGAAGCAAAAAGCCTGGACGAAATGACCTACCAAGAACTCCGGGCACTTGCCAAGGAGAAAGGCATCGAAGGCTACTACCAGATGAATACCGAAGAGCTGAGGGAAGCCCTGAGAGAGGGTGAATAGTCATGACAGAACAGGAAATCAGGGAGGCTTACCTGGAGTGGATTAAAGACTACTGCAATAACGATTTTGCTGATGGTGTTCCCAGTGGTGTTAACCTGGCGCTGGATAAACTGGTAGCCAGGCATGGTCAAGACTCCAACATAGCCAGTGAACAGGTGGGAGACCTTTCGAGGTCTTTTTTTGACAGCGACATACCGAAAGATATCAAGAACCTTTTGCGTCCGTACCGGAGGCCTAAATTAGTATGAGCGCTAAAGTTAAGATTACTGACAAGAACAATATCCCCAAGCTGTTGCAGGTGCTAGATGACTTGGAGAGCCACAAAATAGAAATAGGCATCTTCGGAAGCGACGATTCAACTATTCTGATGATTGCAACCGTTCAGGAGTTCGGCTGCAAAATAGATGTAACTCCCAAAATGAGGGCATACCTGCACAGTCAGGGGTTACATCTCAAAGCCAGCACTAAGCAGATCACTATCCCAGAGCGCTCATTCATCCGTTCTGGCTTTGACGAGCAAAAGGACCGCTACGAAAAACGGGCGGCCAAGCTGCTTGATAAAGTGCTCCATCTTGAAATGCCGGTTGATACGTTTTTCAATACCTTAGGCGAATATATCGCTGGGCAGTTGCAGGAGTACCTGACGAACATTGATAGACCGCCTAATCATCCGTTTACAATTGCACAAAAACAGAGCAGCAATCCATTGGTTGATTCCGGACGTATGCGCCAGGCAATATCGCACCGGGTGGTGAAGAAGTAATGTTTGATTTTCGTGACCTCGTAGAACAGTATTCTTCGGACATTACCATCATCCGCAAGGGTGAAGGATATTATGATTACGAGCACGGTGGTGTATGGGTACCAGGCAAAGAGGAACGGACGGAAACCCGGGGTGCCGTTATTCCACTATCGAGCCGAGAATTAAATGAACAGGTCCAATATGGCGAAGGTGGAGCGTATACCCGGGGTGACCGTAAGGTGTACACGCATGACAATCTGGAGCCGGGGGAGACCGTGGAGCATAACGGAATGAGGTATACGGTAGCGGAAAAGGTGCCTTACGAAGACCTTGCCAGCGGTCTTAATATCTACTTTATAAGGCGGGTGACGTGATGGACTATGCAACAATAAGAAACGGGCTAGTCTCTGAGTTGTACCAACATCTGCAGGTGCCAGTGGTGCCGACGGATACGACCCAGCCAAAACCGCCTTATCCGTTTGTAAGTTATAAGTTTACGACTCTGTATCGGCCCGATGCATCCGTTATGGTTAGAGCGCCCGTGGAAAACACGCCGGAGCTGGAGTCTGAATTGGAACCAGACTTTGAATATGACGTAGAGTATATACTCAAAGAGCAACCGCAGATGGTTCTGAGCATAAGCACCTACAGCCTGGATGAAGCAGAAGCCTATGGCCTGGCCATACAGGTACTGAACTGGTTTAAGCTGCACGGGTACCGGTACCTAAAAGAAAATAATATTATAGTTGTTAATACTACGGCCTTGCAGGACCGTAGTATTTTACTTGTTGACAACTTCGAGAAACGTATAGGCTTTGATGTAACCCTGCGGACCGTCCATGAGCAGAAGGCCCGTGTGGAAAGCATTGAAGCCTACGTATTGGAGGGAGAAAAGGCATGAAAGACTTTATTGTCAATATTACCAAGTTGACCAAAGCTATTACCCAGCAGGGTTTTGGTCTGCCGTTGATTCTGGCTACAACCAAGGCACATCCCTACACCTTGTATAACGACATATCTGAACTTGCAGAGGATTTCACTGCTGAGACAGCAACCTATAAGATAGCATCCCGCATCTTTGGGCAGAATCCTGCGCCGGCGCAAATTGCTGTCTATGGGGTGCTTTATGATGCTGTCGAAGGGGAGGCTGCTGACCTTGTTACAGCACTGAACACCTTAGTAGAGACTAATAATGATTGGTACTTCCTGGTATGCGACCGCAACGATGCGGACATCATTACTGCCCTATCCGGCTGGGTGGACACTCAGATTAAGATGTACTTTGTAACCAGCCAGACATTGACCACACCGGCGGCTTTGGAAAGCGAAAGAACCGTAGTCATGTACCATGATAAGACGGATGCCTATGTCGCAGAAGGATTAGTGGCTATTGCCGCCACTCATGACCCTGGCAGTCTGACATTCAAGTTTAAGACCGTTAACGGAGTTACTGAGGCCAATATAACTGCTACACAGTTGGCAGCTCTCCATGAGGGCAACGGCTTCAGCTATATCCGTAAGATGGGCGTCCTACAGACCACTGAAGGTATGACTACCAGCGGTGAATATATCGACGTGGTGATGGGAGCTGATTTCCTTAAGGTCCGCATGGAGGAAGAAGCAGCCTACTTGGCCGTCAACACTCTGAAAATCCCCTATGACAACCAGGGGATCTCCATGTTGATGAGTTGTGTTGACAGGGTGCTTAAGCAAGGTGTATCCCAGGGCATCATCCTGCAGGACGAAAATGGCAATGGTGTCTACGAAATCACCGTGGCTAAACGGGAGGACACCAGTAAAAACGACATTGCTAACCGGGTCTATAACGGGGTACGCTGGACTGCTAAGCTGGCCGGTGCCATTCATACCGGCACTATCAGCGGCATCCTGGAATACTAGGAGGTGTTTTAGTTGAGAACCTATGATCCCAAGGACGTAAATGTCATTGTCGGTGGTGTAGCCCTTACTGGCTTTGCCGAAGACACCTTTGTTACTGCTGAGCGCATGGAGGACAGCTTCACCGAATATGTGGGGGCCAAAGGTGAAGTGGCCATGGCTGATAACAATAATAAAACCGGTGAAATAACAGTTACCCTGGAAGCAACCAGCCCGAGCGTGGCATATTTGAATGAATTGGCCAATCGCAAGGGTAAAAACGCCATTGTTCCTGTTACTGTGGTTGATCTTAACGATGATAGCCGCGTGGTTATCTCCGGGGCAGAGGCCCGGGTGAGAAAGCCAGCTAGCTACGAGGCCGGAAAAGAGATCAGCGAAAGAGAGTTTGTAATCTTTGTCAGTGAAATGGAATTCAGATAGGGGTGCATAAGCGCCCCTATCATTTTTAGGAGGGTTAATCTATATGAGACAAACCGAGGTAACGATAAAAGGCAAAACCTACAAGCTCCAGAGCATTCCTTTCAAGTCCTACATGGATATTAATGACAAAAATACTGATAAACACGGCAACCTGAAGAAGTCTGGTTATGTTGCAGATCTCTTCAAGCATTGTGTAATCGAACCCAAGGTAGTTATGTCTGACTTTGACGATGACTTTGGCGCCGCGCTGGAATTGGTAGGTGAGATTGAAAAATTTCTTACAACCTCAGATGACGCCGAGGCAGATACGGGAGAAAGCACAGAATAACTGGGCGTTCTGGCGACTAGTATTGGATGGCAACATCAGTTATTCGGATGCCTGCCAGATGGACATCGAGGAGATTATGGAGGCAAATGCAGCTCTTGATATTCTTATAGAACACATGAAAAAGAAACCGAAGAAGGGAGGTGCAGGGTAATGTCATTACGTGACCTGGTTATGTCGGTTGGTTTTAGTGGTTCAAAGGCTGAAAAAGGCCTAAAAAATGTAGACAAATCTGCTGATAAAGCCAAAAAGCGCATGGAGGATCTAGGAAAACAGGTCAAGGACACTGGCAAAGGGATAGATGGCCTAGGAAAAGATTCTTCTTCGGCAAAACGTGCCCTGGACACCCTGGGACGTGGTCTTGATACAGCAAAACGAAAAACCAAAGAGCTAGGCGCTGAAGCGAAACGGGTCGGTCAGCAGATGCGAACAGAGTTCAAAGATGCCATGGAGGATGCGGCTCCCAAGAACATGTATGAGGGAGCACGAAGTCTAGGAATGGCTGCTATGGCAGGGGGCGCTGCCGGAGCTGCTATTATTGGCGCTGGTGCCAGTGCAGCTATAGGTTTTCAGAGCGCGTTTGCAGGTGTTCGTAAAACAGTGGATGCTACTGAATCTGAATATGCTGAATTGCGGCAGGAAATCCGAGATATGACTAAAGAAATCCCTGCAACTCACGAAGAAATATCAGCAGTAGCGGAAGCTGCAGGCCAGTTAGGAATCTCGAAATCCGGATTGATGGATTTCACTGAAACCATGATCAACTTAGGTGTAGCAACTAATCTAACCTCCGATGAAGCAGCTACCTCCTTAGCCAGATTTGCAAACATCACTCAGATGTCAGAGCAAAATTATGATGAGCTTGGCAGTACAATAGTAGCATTGGGTAATAACTTGGCCACAACCGAAGCTGAAATAGTGGCAATGGGTATGCGACTTGCTGGTGCAGGAGCCCAGATAGGAATGGCTGAGTCTGATATTTTGGCATTTGCTGGTGCCCTATCTTCAGTAGGCATTGAAGCGGATGCTGGTGGTACTGCTTTTTCTAAAGTTATGATCGATATGGCAAGTCAGGTATCCACTAATGGACCCAAACTTGCGCAATTTGCCCAGGTAGCCGGGATGTCCATAGAACAATTCAAAGAGGCATATCAAAAAGACGCATCTGGAACTATCATAGCGTTTGTTGAGGGTCTGGGTAGGATGTCTGAGGCCGGCGAAAATGTATTTG